CTGGACCGGAGAAGTACAAGCTGAAGTCACTTTATTAAAAAGTGTCCAAACAGGTAGTACATCTACACGATTACCAGACTTCTGTTTTCCCTGGAGATTACCTACATTTAAGTAAGAAATCTCCCGGAAAGACTCGACAGAGTAACCCTCAGTCGAAGCATTTCTCTCAACACCATCCCAAAGAAAAGCAGTGGAATTTACAGTCAATACGCGAGGATGAGTGTAATTTTTACCTATTGACAACTTAAAACCAAGTTGAGCAATCTCTTTACGCCAAAGAATAGTTAACTCAGGATTGGAACGAAACAAAATATCGTCTCCATTTATAAGAACAGGAAGGTCCATGACCTTAACTTTCTTACCTAAGTACTTTTCAACAGCTGCCATATAACCCAAAAGGTTAATAAGGCAAAGCACTGGGAAAGATAATACAGACCCCATTAACTGACCATTCTTCTGAAGACCCACTACAATAGTAGGGAGTTTTTGAGTAGAACCATCAGCAAATGTTGTAACACCACCTACAAGGTGGTGATTTGTATCATTTAATAACCCAGAAGCTTGTAAAGCGTCGGTATATTTTACAGGATATTCTAGCTGCTGTTCATAAAGAACAGATCTATAAACTTGTTTTTCAGTATCAGACAAGTTATAGAACGACATAAGGTGTTCAAACACAAGCTTAGTAGCTTGGATTTCTACACCGTCAGTAGCAGCTGAATAATCACCAGATTCTATATTAGTCATAAGGACCGAAGGCCCAAAGAATTTATCCGTCCGATCAAAAAGGTCGACCAGATGTTGACGAGTAAGAGACTCTTTTGTCAATACAAACTGAGGCATCTCATCAATAAAATTCTTTGAAAGTCTTTGGAAAACCTTTGAAACCCACATATTCAAGCCAGCTCCGGCCGAAATAGTACGAACTTTCAAAGGCTCTGACAAGGGAACAATTCGCATTTTCCCCCAGTCAGAGTATGCGGCATGTAATCGTTTTAAACGATCAACATAACCCGCATCTTTACTCACCTTATAATTAAAGGAGTCGATAAATAAACGATCTTGAAATGAAGTTTTTGGATTATCCAAAAAATCATCTAAGACGTCTATATTTTCGATTCCAACACCAGAGGTAATGAAGAATATGTAACCAACAACATCAGAATTGAGATGGTCAAGAGATTTTCCTTTACGGAATAACTTAAGACCACGCTTAACATCTAATGCTTGCTTGCATAAATCCATTACAACCGGATATAGATTATCTACCTGTACGAGTTGAGAAGAAGGACCAGAATAGGTCAACTTCGAACTCGACACTTTAAGGTCAACAAGAGGAGGGAGAGGCACCTTTAGTGCATATGTGTTATTATAGACAATTCTATCTTTAGCCCATACTTCTTTTCCATCAGAAAAGTACTCTAACCCCAACTTATCAACCACATCACGGTATTGTCCTCCTTTTACACCAGTTACCGCATAGGATGATTTCCATGAAGGATCTTCAAGTCGTCTATTAAAATAGGGAACTCGAGGAGGCTTCATACGGGAAACAGCATCACTATACGTTTCAATCATCTCATTGAAAGGAGTAGAGATGGAACCAGAAAACTTTGGATCTAAATTACTCCATTGGACGACCGAAACACCAAGTTTCGTCGTCCCAGGAGTGGTCATCGCTTTAAAGTGACTAACTACTGCTGCCTGAAGAAAACTGTCAGGAACAGAGTTAACACCACGCTTAATCGATTGAAGAAAAGATTGAGCTAAAGTCAAAGACTTAAGAT